AGGTCGGCTTACGCCAGGTGTGAATCTTGCCGTCCTTGCCTCGGTAACGGCCCTCGTAGTAGCCGAGAATGCCAGCCCTGTCATCCGCCAGCTGCCTCCGCTGATTGGCCAGCTGCTGCTGTGTGCTGCGCCAGTCGCGGTCAGCCTTGAGGCGGTCCAGCGCAAGTCGTGCCTGCTCCAGCTTGTACTCCCTCTCCTGTTGCTGCAGCTCCTCGAGGCGAGTCTGTTCCCTCGTAGAAGCCTCTGCCTTGATACGGTCGATTTCCTTCTGTGCTGCGTCGATCCGAGCCTGGAACTCAGCCCTCAGCTGCTGCTCCTGCTCGACGCGGATCATCGGGAACACGCGACCCGCCCACGCCTCAGCCTCCTGCACTCCTCCTTGCGCGAGCATGTTACTGTGGAAGAGCGTATTCTGCATGGCGTTGGGCAGCTCGACCATCGAGGTGTTGAGCGGTGCGAGGAAGGCCTCGACGTTTACTGGCCCCCCGGTCTGCTGAGCGAATTGCTGGGCCTCAGCCGCACGCTGCGCACGGATCATCGACAGCCGACCCTGTGCCTGCTCATAGATGTTGTTCTCGCGAGCAATCGAGGCATCGTAGTAGTCGCCGACGAACTTGGCCGCATTCTGGGCATACGGCATGAGGTCGCCGAACATCTTCCCGATGCCGGCCAGCCCACGCTCCATGCCTCCCTGAGCCCCAGCGATATCTGACTCATACCCCGAGGTCTCCCTCGAGATCTGTTGCGTGACCTCGTTATGGGCCTGAGTCGCTAGATCCGATACGCTCGGGGCATCGCTCCCGCCCTTTGCGGGGGCGCTTGCGTTGGCTGGGGTTGAGTTAGCCATTTAGCCTCACAGACCGGCGTAGCCCGGACTCATCGGGACGTAGCCGTAGGGGTTGACGGTCTTCTTCTTCTTTGCGTTCTGTGCCGCCAGCCATGCCCACACGTCGGTGTTGTCACCCGGGTTCTCATGGTACACCGAGTCGGGCGGGTTGACTGTGCCCGTGCCGCCAGAGATCATCGGTCCGACCTCACCTGTCGGCGGAGGCTCAGTCGGCGGAGGTGCCGGCTGACCAGCAGCCGCAGCCCTCTCAGCGAGCAGGCGTTGCTCCTGTCTCCAGGCAGCTGCAGCCAGTAGGGCGTTGCGCTGGGCGACGAACTGCCTCATCAGGTCACCCGCTTGCTCTGTCAGATGCGCCAGAGTGTTTGGAGTGTCTACGTTGAGGTCGCCTAGTCCTGTGATGTACGGCTGTTCTGCCTTCGCACGCTGCCCAGCGTGATAGCCGGAGAAGATCGTGCCCGCCTGTTGCATCTGCGAGGTCACGTCGTTGGCTGCGTTGACCATCGAGGTGAGATAGTCACGCTCCTTCCGCGCCGCCTGCATCTCGACGGTGCCTGGTGTGTGAACGCCCTTCACGTCAAAGCCAGTCTGCTGCAGGATGTCGGCGTAGGCCGCATTGACCTGCTGCTCGAGGGAGGCGTTCTCGGCCTGGTACTGTGAGTCGGTGTACGACCCGCCTGGTGCAGCGGGAAGCTGGGGGTCCTTCGCCAAGCCCTTGCCAGCCATCCTGGCCTTCACCGCGTCTGCCACAGATTGTGCGGGCGTGGCGGGTGCCCACGTTGCCCAGCGCGAGACGCCAGCACCGAGGGGCATGGTCCCCCTGCCGACGCCCCAAGCGTTACCCTGCCCTCGCTCAGCTCCCTGACCGCCTCCGCCACCTGCAGCTACGGCCACAGGAGCGGTGGTGTCAATCGGTGCTTCGCCGGCACCAGCACCGAACGCCCCAGTGCCCACACCCAGGGCATATTCGTCCTCCTGATTCAGGCGCTTCTGCGCTGAGTCGTAGACGTTATCGCCCGGGAGGAGGCTATCTAGATAGACTGGCATATCACTCCCTTCAGACCTTAGACACCAGGTGCTCGAGGTTCTTTTGCAGGATCAGGGCTCCATTCGCCACGTCGTTGCGGCGGATAACATAGGGAAAGAAGAAGGGATCGTGGCCAGCAGGCAGGACCAGCTCCACTGCCGCGACCATGTTCTTGTCCACCACGAGGTGAGCGAACGGATCATTCGACCTCGGGACCATTGGCGGGTAGTACTGATGGTTCGGCACCACAGCCCTGACGAAGTCCTCCAGATTCTTCTGCACGACCATCGGCGCACCGGGATCACCACGACGAGGCGAGCGGGGGAAGGCATATTCAGCCACTACAGCATCCCCAGTAGTTGTGCCCTTGAGCCAGCAGCCGTCGTGCCGTTCTGCACCAGGAAAGAGATCTTGGTGATCGCTACCGAGGACCGCCACCAGCCGCCGCCATAGCTGTTGATGAACTGCTGAGTGGTGGGATTACGCTTGGTCACAGCCGTAAGCACCATCGCTTTGTTGGCAACGATGCCGGCGTAGTTCGGGATCCACAGTGTGAAGGTGTTAAAGATCCCAGCCGGCGATGTAGCACCACCCAGAATGTTCGGCATGTAGATGCGGTCCTTGGCGATGTTCTCATCACCGTTCCTAGTCGGGGTGCCAGGACTGTCAGCCGACCAGTGGTAGGAGTCGTAGTTGTTGGCGCCGTCGTCGTCGTTGAAGCGGATCATCATGTCCGACTGATCTGTGCCAGCTCGGGTGCTGCGGAAGTAGGCGAAGATCATAAGGTGCTTGAAGGTTTGAGGGATTGCAGAGAAGTTGAACTGCTCGTCGATGGTAAGCGTTTTGTCCTCAATGGTACGCAGATGCCCCGCAGCAGGAATCTGCCAGCTTGCATCGTCCCGCAGGTATCTACTCTTGTCGGGAGTGCCGGTGATGGCCAGCTTGTTCAGCTGTAGGGCTGCGTTGGGGCTGACGTTGTTGTTGGTCAGCTGTCCGTTCACCACAGTTGCGATGGCATCGAAGTCGGCCAGCACTTCTCCGATAGTCTCGGGCTTACCCTGAGACAGAGAGTCACGGTATGGGAGAGTAACGAGAGTCATCAGCAGCCGTAGAGTGTAACCCTCGTCCCGATGGAGAAGTTCGCGCCACCAGCAGCGGTGAAGGTGATTTGGTTGATGGCTGCGTTGCTTCGCCAGTTGCCCTGGAAATGAGAGATCTGCAGGTTGCCTGTAGCCGTGCCCCACTTGACGGCGCAGACGCCCTCAACGATCTTGTTACCTGTAGTGTTGGCGTAGAAGGGAATGGTGAGCACTACGATGCCGAAGACGTTGGCGGGCGCAGTATTACCTGCAGCAACGAGGCTCATCTTAGCGTAGTTTGTGGCAATATCTTCGACACCGGTGTTGGTGGGAGTTGTGCCTACACCTCTAAAGTTGTAGCTGTCGTAGTTGGACCCCGAGTCGCCATTGAAGCGGAACCACACACCATCGTTGACCGCTGCCTGTGCAGTCCTGAACTGACAGACTAGCTGAAGGGTGCGGAATGTCTGTGGGATTGAGGCGAAGTTGATCGAGGCAGCCGCTGCAGCTAGATTTGAGTCGGCGATCATCAGGAAGTCGCCTGGTACTAGGGGTTGCCATGTAGCGTCGTCTCGCAGGTACTTCGTGCCATCCCGCACACCAGTCACGCCCAGCTTGCCAATGTCCAAGCCAGCTGAAGAGGAGAAGTTGTCGTTGCGGAGGTCGCCGTTCACCACAGCCAGGATAGCGTCCATGTCAGCGAGCACCATGCCGATATCCTCGGGCTGTCCTGCCTGGAGCTGACTGCGGTAAGGCAGTTTAACGAGGGTCATAGGTCACTCCCCATCATGATTCCTTGGACTACCCCACCGTACAGGGCCCAGCTACCTTTAACGAGCTGGTAGTCAACGTCACCAACGTCCATCGCCTGCAGCCCCTCCAGCGTCTGAGAGTCGGAGAAGCGGAACTTGAACGAACGCCCGTAGACGTCGGGATGCAGTGGGATGGTCTCCAACGCAACGTGCGGGCCCCAGGTCTCATCACCCCAGACGTCGCCCACACCGTCCCAGACGGCAGCACTACCTACGAGGTCGATAGCGATGGTCTTCCTGATAGCAACCTCGTAGTTACGCAGCACGCCGACGTAGAACAGCCCGCGGCCGTTGAGGATCATGCGTCGGAGGTACTTGAAGAGGAACGCATTGTCCAGGTCGAACCATTTGGTCTCGATCACTCCGACGAACGGGACTCCGTCGTCATCCCCGCCCTTGAAGACGTCCACCACGTTACGCCCTGCTGCCTTACCCCCGAGCAGCCGCTCCGTCGTCCCTTGCCGCAGTGTGGTGAAGCACCTCACCGGCATGCGGTGGAACGTGTAAGGGCGCTTCTGAGAGCGAGGCAGCAGTTCGATCTGCAAGCTGGTCGTACCTGTCCCGAACTCGGGGACAGTCCATCCGATGCGGTTGTTATACGAGTACGCCCACGTGAGATAGCTCAGCTCGAAGTTGAGCACGTCAGCCTGGAAGATCGGGTCGATGTTCTGGCTGATGATCGTGGACGGCGAGTCGCCGAGGAAGATGCAGATCCCGTCACGGGACAAGTAGTACAAGTTCTCGCCGTAGTGGATGAACGAGAAGTGTGACTCAGCCCCTTTGTCTGGGTCGAAGATGCGGTTGGCAAAGGTGGTCGGGTCGAAGATGAGGAACCCACGACGGTGCTTGGGGCAGATGAGCACGTTGCCATCCGTCGCCAGCCCTGTCATTGAATCTCCGTCTCCCTTGCCTAGGTCCACCCAGTTACCCACAGTGTAGACGTCGGCATTACCTGGGTCGGAGGCCCAGATGCGGTCGTCGTCAGTACCTGAGACCCACATGGTGTCCTTCCACACCCTGAGGAACTTGCCGTTGGGTGCGTCGGCAATCATGGTCATCGCCGCACCGTCCCACACCATGTAGCCGTCAGCCCCGTTGACCATGTAGAGCTTGTCGTTGAAGGTCTCAAACGCCAGCGGACGGGAGACGTTCAGGCCGGTGACCATTGTAGTCCATGTCACGCCTGCGTCAGCTGAGAACTGACACTTTCCGTCAGCCGTCTCAGCGATGATCTGTGGGTTGGGCCCTGTGCCGCGATAGAAGACGTAGATGGAGATGACCTCGAACCCGAAGTCGTAGACGTTGGTCAGGCCCCTGCGCTTCGCACCGCCACCCTGCTCGTCGAGGACAATGTTTGCCAGCCCGAGGCATTCGTCCTCCTTGAGCTGGTTGATTGCGGCAGAGAGATTCACTCCGCCACCGATGCTCAGCAGCTGTTCGACAACTGCCTGGCCGGTTGCTGATGCAGCTCCGCTACTCAAGGCCAAACTCCAGTGCGATTATCTCGGACAGAGGAAGGACCCCGTGTGGATCGCCCATATCCACAGCCGTGTCTTCGAGGCCGAGCTCCTGTAGCCTCGCCTCGATCACCTGCTTGGGGTCCCTCCCCTGTACGTCCGCCAGCCACTCCTGCACCTGAGCCCGCTTCACAGGAACTTCGCGGCGGCCGATGATCTTCACAGAGTAGTTCTCCCGGGAATAACCCTAGACGGGGCATCCAACATGCGCGTGTTCTCGTCCACCATCGCGTCCTCGAAGAACTCCTTGAGCTTCTTGCGGTTCACATCGGCGAAGCTAGGCTGACGGGCGCGGACGTGACAGTGCTCCTCTGCGGCCAACAGTACAGCCTCATCGTACTCTGCCGGGGTGATGAGGTGCTCGTTCGTGACCAGCACCAGCTCGGAGAGTATCTGCTCACCTGTGATCGCGAAGTCTCTCAGTGCCTGCGGGGGAGGCAGAATATACAGGTATGCACTGTCGAGATAATACGAATCAGGCTCTCCACGTTGCTGTGAAGACGTCAGGTCGTAAGCCGACCAGTTCCCGTAGTAGTTGTCGCCCGTGATGGCGGACAGTCGGCGCTCATACCCGGACGTCACCTGGTTCACGGCCTTCACAGACTTCAGCGTGGGGAGATCTCCAGCCAACGACCAGCGATACTCACCCGGGTCGAGGGACATCTGGAACGTCGCTTCCTCCCAGGTCCACTTGGTGAGCCTCGCCACAGTGCGGTAGCCGAAGTTGACGTAGCGGACGAGGTCGTCAGTGTCGAAGCCGTCGAAGCCACGGAACTTGAGTTCGTCCACGAAGTCGGACAGCACCATGCCCGGCACAGGCTGTGGTGGGGTCGGCGCTGCGACAGCACCCTTCTCGTAGACGTACAGATCCTCACTGGCGATGTGGTTCGGGCCCGTTGTGCCATCATCCCAGAAGACTGAATACTGACCACTGCGAGTGGGCGCGGTGATCGTCGCCTGGTAAAAGCCCGACCCGGCAGGGTACTCGATGATCCCCGAAGCGCTGCGCCCCACAGTCGTCTGACCCTGATTGTCCAGGATCCTGACACCGACGATGCCTGTGAGTCCAGTGGCGAAGCCCTGTACTGTGGCCTCGAATGGTTCCCCGATGAAGGCTGTAATCATCCGCCCATCCTAGAAGTAGGTGATAACCACGACTTGACCACGTGCTCCCGCTCCGCCAGCGCCTCCCGTGACCCCACCCCCGCCACCTCCCCCTCCACCCCCGGGTATGCCGCCATCGCCGCCCGCACCGCCGGCGCCGCCTGAAGCACCGCTTGCCCCGCCCCCGCCTCCACCTGAGCCCATGCCGCCTCGTGTGACGCCCGCACCACCAGCACCACCGGGCGACGTGTTGCCTGTACCGCCAGCAGGACCGTCGCCCGTGCTGTCCCACCGCGCTGCAGCAGCCCCGCCAGCCCCGCCAGCTGTACCCGTGTTGCCGGAGGGACGGGATCCGCCTCCGCCCCCACCAGCGGGCCCGTAGACTGAGTTACCGCCAGCGCCGCCGGGGTTCGCGTCGCCACCTCCGCCACCACCGCCCCCGGCCGTTTCAGCAGAACCGCCGAGGCCTGTTCCCGCTCCGCCTCCGCCTCCGCCCATCGACCCCTGACCTGCTGTTCCGGCCTGGCTGCCAGTCGTGCCGCCGCGACCTGGCAGACCTGCAAGACCTGAGACGGAACCGGCAGCGTTACCACCAACGTTTGCACCAGACGCCCCGCCAGCACCGAAGATGCTGCCACCAGCCCCACCACCGCAGGCACCTGAGCCGCCTGACCGAGCAGCGTCACTGTTGCCACCGCCAAAGGCACGGAAGCGGACAGTTGTGCCATCGCCGAACTCAGAGTAGTTTCCGCTCGCCCCAGCCGTACCCGGTGACCCGCCTGAACCACCAGCCGCAGCAGCACCTACTACCACAGGTTCAGACGAGCGAGTCAGTGCAGCGGCGTCTAGCCTGGTGACTAGAACTCCCCCTGCTCCACCGCCCCCGCCGCCGCGAGCGAGGTTGCCGAGTGCAGAACCGAATCCGCCGCCACCGCCACCGCCACCGCCGATGACGATAATGAGAACTGCCTTCGCCCCAGCCGGTTTGTTCCAAGTGCCGTTAGCCGTAAAGGTCTGTACGTCAGCAGACTGCCCTCCGCCAGCAGGCGTTTGCCACGAGCCATCGTCCCTGAGGAATTTGGCCCCAGTCGGGGTGCCTGTGACCTTAGCAAGCTTGTAGAGGTTCGAGGACGGCCAGACGAGGTCATCCCAGATCTGTGTCGCCCGCATTCCAGTAGCCTGTGTAGCGTCATACTGGAGGATGGTGTTATCCGCCCCTGCTGGTAGGCGAGCTGCCGCATCCGCGCCAGTGGCGACGATCAGGTCTCCTTTGGCATCGAGGATCGTCACCGGCAGCGTGTCTGTATCCACCGGAGTCTGCCATGAGCCATCGTCCCGCAGGAACTTCAGACCATTCGGGGTGCCTGTCACAGCTGCGAGCTTGGCGAGGTTGCTCCCGGTCAGGATCATCGCATCGCCGACCTGCGCCCACTTCATGCCAGGTGTCTGTGCCGAGTCAGCTACGAGCAGCGTGTTGTTGGCCCCCACGCCGAGTCGAGCTGCTACATCAGGGGCTGTGCCGACAATGAGGTCGCCTTTGGCGTCGTAGATGGTGACGGGCAAGCTGCCTGGGGCTGCTGACCACGTACCGTCATCGCGCAGGAACTTGGTGCCATCAGGAGTGCCCGTGACGCCCGACAGCTTCGCCAAATTCGATCCGGCCAGCACCATTGCGTCGCCGACCTTGGCCCACTTGTGACCAGTCGCCTGCGCGGAATCAGCAACGTGGACAGTATTGTCTGCCCCCACAGCCTCACGAGTGACAGCACCAGCCCCAGTCGCTGCGTACATATCGCCCTTGGTGGTGAGTGTGGCGAGAGCGACCTTAGCAGCTAGGTCAGCGACGAGGCCCGTCACCTCAGACTCAGCGATGGCTGACCACGCAAGGCCATCCGCCTGACCTGAGGCAGCCTTAAGGTACTGACCGTCCGAACCGACGCCCTTACGGACCGGTGTGCCCGCAGCGGTGGCGCCGATAATGTCGCCCTTAGCGGTGACGATAGACTTCGCTATCAGGGCCGCAAGATCTGTTAGAAGGTTAGCGACATCCGCCTCAGTGATGCCCGCCCACTGCAGACCTGTAGTCTGAGCCGAGTTGGCTTTCAAGAACTGGCCGTTGGTACCGACCCCGAGCCGGGTGTAGGTGTTGTCGGCGGTCGCCGCGAGGATATCGCCCTTGGCATCGAAGACTGTTGAGACCATGTCTCCCGTGCCTGAGCCAGAGGGCCCCTGGGGTCCCTGTATCCCCTGCGGGCCTTGTGGGCCAGCAAGCGAGCCGCGCAGCGTCCAGGTCGACGTTGCTGTCTTCTCGTAGTAGTTGCCGTTGACTGAGTCTACGTACCAGTCACCGACGATGCCTGTAGCGCCTGAGGGAGCGCCCGAGCCAGTGAACCACTTCTCACCTGGCGTACCAGCTACGCCCTGCGGACCCTGAGGCCCGTCTGCCCCAGTGAGGCCAGTGTTACCGATAGGCCCCTGTGCACCAGTGTTACCCTGCGGGCCAGTGTTACCGGTATCTCCCTTGTCGCCCTTTGGGCCTTGAGCGCCAGTGTTACCGGGAGCACCCTGAATCCCCTGGTCACCCTTGGGGCCAGCGGGGCCTTGAGGCCCAGTTACACCAGGCTGACCCTGTGGGCCTTCGGGTCCAGGAGGTCCAGGCGGGCCGTCAGGTCCTCTAGTTGTGGTACTAGCGGTCATCCACGCCCCTAGGAAGTAGGATGCTGGCCTTAGTGCCGCGTCCATCCAGATCCATGTAGGAGGCGAGTGGTTCGATCACCTCACCCACCCGGTCACGGATCCGCTCGTCTTTCTCCTCGTCGACCTTCTTCTCAGCTGCCTCGAAGATGGAAAGAAAGTCCTCGCTCTCAGGCAGCACGTGAGAGGGGACGTCATTGCCGCGCCACTGATCGGCCACCTGTAGGCGGTCGAGGACGCGCTCATCGAGCTGGGCGACGTTCATCACCAGCCTTTCCTCTGCACCATCTAACGAGGTCTCGGTGATGGTGAACTGCTCAATGTGCTCGTTCCAGTAAACGGTAAGTCTTGGGGAGAGCTCGGAGACTCGCCGCACTATGTTGAGCACGTCGTCCTCGACCACCTGCATCTGGCCGGCCTCGAAGACGTACTTCATTCTTCCGATCTTCTGCATGTGTCCTCCGGGGGTGGGCAGGGGAGCCGGAGAGGCATGGCCCCCCCGCCCAGGTATCGGCTCCAGGGGGGTTAGGAACCGACCTTCGCAGCGTCGTCCGCGAGGTTCTTGATCATGCCCTGGGTCTTCCGGCGGAAGTTGCCCAGGTCATTGTACCGGTACGTAGTCGCACGCCAGTTGTCCTTGTCCACGGGGTACTCGACCTTGCGGAGGATCTTGCCGTCGCGCTGCAGCCAGCGGAAGTCGTTCCCGCCCAGCCACACCCACAGGAAGTCCTCAGGCCGGAGGAAGAACATGAAGCCCTTCGGGCACTGATCGTCCGTGAGGAACGGCACTCCGTTGAAGTCGATGAACTTGAACCCACCGTGGAGCATCCCAGACTCGGCGTCGTTGAACCGCTTCTGGGCCTTGAGCGTGTTGACGTACCGCCGGCGGATCCCACGGGTCGTGATGATGAGCTCGGACTCCCAGCCCTCTGACCCAATGTCGTCGAGGACCTGCTGTCCCTGATCCTCGTCGAACGTGGTCCCGCCACCGTCGTAGACCTTCCCGTTCCAGTACTCGTTGCCGGCGACGGAGCCGTCGGTCGAGTGCAGCACTGGGTACGTGACGGAGTCGATGATGTTCTGGAGGCCGTTCATCTCGAGCTTCCAGTTCCCCGACAGCGCGAGCACGTGAGTGCCAGCGGTGGCGGTGATGTCGGCACCATCGTAGGTCACGACCTTGGTGGTCGAGTTGATCGCCGTGATGTTGCGGGAGGCGAGGATGGCGTTGGTCGACTTGTTGACGAAGTCGATCGGCATCCCTACCCGCAGGTACTGCACTGAGTCCACGGTGACGCTGTTCGAGCCATCCGCGGAGATGTTCGCCAGGGTGCCGGTCTGGTTGCCGTACGCCTGGCGGTTGAGGTCCCACCGAAGGTCGTTGATGGCGCCTTCGGTCTCTGCCTCGAGCAGGCGGACGTAGGAGTTGACTGCCCTTTCGGTGACCTCCATCGACACGCCCGTGAGCTCGATCTGCTTGTAGGCGTACCGGAGGCGGTCCTCGAAGTCCTCCCACGTCTGACGACCGGGCGGGGGCAGAGCCCCATCCTCGGCGGCCATGGTGCCTGACTCGTTCCGTTTGGTGTGGGCGGTGAAGATCCACTTCCGCCCAGCGAACTGGACCTTGTCGGCATCGCGAGAGATACCGTTGTAGTCCAGCGTCTCGCCCTTCACTGCGTTCGCCGTTCCCATCCCCGCCGACAACTCCGCAGGGGAGTAGCCGAACAGGAGGATGGCCTTCTGGTTGACCATCTCCCGTACCACAGGCAGATAGTCGTTCTGAAGGACGGCGTCGGCGTTTGCCGTGTTCTGTGCCACGTCGCCTCCCTATCCCTGTTGTCCAGTGCCGATGACCAGGCAGTCGATGGTGCCACCAGCCAGGCCGGCGAACGCCGAAGCGATCTCCGCTCCCGCCCAGTCACGTGCCATCAACTTCTGGTTCGCTGCATCCCACGACAGCACCGCACCTGCGAGCTGGTTCAGTGGAATGAGCGCTTCGATGCGTGAGGTCCTACCGAAGCCCATGTCCTGGGCGCTGAGGGGCCACCCACCCGTCACGTAGTTGTCCACCAGCGTGATCCGCTGGATACGAACGTTGCGGGTCCCCCACACATCTCGGTAGCTCCGAAGTGCGTAGGTATGAGCCACTATTCGCTCCCCATCTGTTCCAGGCGAGCCTTAGCCCTGATCGAGGCTTCGGCTAGCGTTTTCGGTTCTCCAGCCGTGTTCACCGGAGCTCCTCCGCTGGGTACCGATCGAGGCGCTCCCGATAGGGCACCCGGCTTGATCGCAGAGTTCAGCATCCCTTCCCTGAGCCCCAGCCACTCACCACGGGCGTTGTCGAGGATCTCGTTCACGTCCCGAGCACCCCGAGAGTGCGCCACGATGAAGGTGAGCATGTTGCGGTCGTCGAGGGATGGGATCTCATCGGCCTCGTCCTTCTTCTTCCAGGCCTGAATGATGCCATCGAGCAGCTGATTGTTGGCGTCGGAAACCTCCCGTTCCTGCCGAGCACGCTCAGCGGCCGAGAGCTGATTGAAGCCTTCAGTCAGCGGTTTGGCCCACGCAGGGATCTCCTCGTCCTCCTGGCCTCCGCCACGCGGCGTCTGATCGGTCGGCGTCGCCGGTGCCGTCCCTCCACTCAGGTGCTGCTGAGCGATGGACTTTACTTCTTCCGGCAAGTCGTCGATCTGAGTTGCGATGGCCATCCAGGTTGAGACGGGGTCGGCCCTAAAGCCAGACTCGAACTCTGCAAGTTGACGCAAGGAGTCAGCGTCGTAGCCTTCGTCGGAGAGATCCTTGAACCCCTTGAGTTCGACGTAGGCGTCGTTTACCTCCTTGAACCGGGAGTACGGGATCGTGTCTGGCGGCGAGCCATCAGTGCCCGTATCGGAGTTTAACGTCCCCGCGGACTGGCCACTGGTGGTGCCGTCTGTCTCCCCGGTACCCAGCGCAGAAGCCCCATCTGTGGTGGCTTCCAAGTCGATGAACCTGTGTAGCATGTCCTCTATCTCCTTCGCTTTACGCTCTCGACAGCGGTTGGGAGCTTGCTACGAACACGTTAGCCCGAGTGCCCCAGGCCGACGCGTCCGCCCTTCAGCGAGATGTCGGCGAAGTCCTCCCGCTTGGCAGCGAGCGTTGCCGAGTACTCGTCGCGCGTCCGTACGGTGAACACCGTGTCCTCATCCTGGTACTGATGAGCACGCGGAACGGCCTCGTCGCCGTCGGAGTTCTTCATCGGCGCGTCGATCACCTGCGCCTCGTGTCCCCAGACTTCCTCGGGGAAGTTGTCGTTGCTTGCGAGGGTCACCCACGTGCCGACGAGGATCAGCGGGAGCTTTTCGTCAGCCTTGGGCGTCTCGAGCTCGGGGTTGAAGATCTCTTCCTCGCGCTCGGTCCAGCGGTGCACCGACTTCGGGTTGCCGAGCTCCCCAGTCGTGGGCACCTCCTCGTCCTGGTACTCGACCTGCTCACCGCCGGGCTCGGAGCCAGGCCACGGTGTGGGCCCGATGATCTCCCGCAGCGGCTTGTCGCCGTTCTGCTCTTCCGCATCGACAGCCGCCTCTGCGGCCGCCAGCTTGTCGTCGGCGTCGGGATCGCCGGCTTCGACTGCGGCCTCAGCGTCCGCCACAGCCTGCTCTGCGTCGCTAGCCACTGTTGACCTCCTCCAGTGCTTCGAGCTTCGCGTGGGCCTCAGCGCTCTGGGCCCTCGCCTTGATCGGATGGATGGACGTGACGTACTCCCCCAGGTCCGACGTGTCGGGCTCCGGGGGTGTGCCCTCGGCCTCGGGGCGAGTGAGCTGAACGAGGCCAGACTCGGTGTCCTTCTCGATCACCGGGTTGTCCTCCTCAGTCTCGTCCTCTTCAGGCTGAGGGATCTGCTTGATGAGGGAGCCCTCTTCACCATAGGTGAGGATCTCACTGAGACCCTTGTCGAGCTCCGTCTCGAGGGTTCGTTCTGCGGGCATCGGCTGGGGCTCACCCTCAGCATACGGGTCATCCCCCACAGGCTGTTCGTCGGCCGCATCGGACTCGTCGAACAGTCCTGCCTCTTGGAGTTCGCTCTGCTTCTGAGCGACTGTGAGGCCGTCACCCGACCACGTGTAGTTGTGGTCAGCTGCGTACTCGTCGAGGGCCGCATGGGTGCTTGGCATCGCCATGCTATCCCTTCTTTCTCTTGGATGCTGCTTCGTGTACCCCGCCGCCTACGATGGACGAGTAACAGATGGCATAAGCATTCTTGCCTTTGCCCTCCTTCTTGACTCGCTCCACGCATCGCTCCATCTTGGGCCACAGGGCTTTTGGCACATTCGCGTAGGGCATCTACTGTCCTCCCCCGTTCATGGCCTGGGAGCCTTGAAGAGCGGCGTCTGGTGAGCCTTGAGGCTGTGGCGAAACAGCACCTTCGCCAGTCTGTCCTGGCGCGCCCTTCGCTGCCATCAGCTGCTGCAGCTGCTGTTGGCGTTTCTGCTCCAGCACTTGCTCGTGCATAGCCGTATGTTCGTTGAAAAGCCGGACGATTTCAGGGTGGTGCTCGGCGATTTTCTCAAACATCTCATCCGTCATGAAGCCGTAGTGGCGCTCCAGGTGCACAGTGTGGTTGTGCCACTTAAAGACAGGGATTGCTTGCGGCCCTCTCTTCCGCCGTTCGCTTGGCGCCTTGTCCCCCTTAGCGTAGGGCTCGGCATGGTGCATGATCTCGTCGGTGTCCATCTCCTCCGGGAACACGTTGCCCTGGTCCGTCAAGCCGCCCATGCCCGAATCGCCCGTCGGCGCCTCGGCCCCACCCTCGAAGAACGTTCGAGTGCTGCCGGCCCCACCGTCCATCTGCTGCATGGTGCTGATCTGCGGGTCGAGCATCGCCGGGTCACCTGGCGCACCCGTGCCCACAGGTGAGACCTGCTGAGGCATCATCGCCCCACCATCAGGCGCCTCCCCTTCGTCCAGCGCGTAGTACGGAGACGAGCTGCCCACAGTGACGCCCTGCACCATCGCCTGATTCTCGCGATCGGCCTGCGCTGCTGCGCGGTCAATCTCATCCGGCTCCCCTGTGCCAAGCTCCAGGACGTCCCGAATCCGCTTCGGGTTACGCTCGACGCCCAGCTGCACCAACTCCAGCTCGAACTGCTGGCGCGCTGTCTTGGACTTCGGGAGAGCCGATCCGGGGAGTACCACCACATCGGTGTTGCCTTTGACGTCAGCCCCTTTGAACATCAGGACATCAAACTCCCCGGACCGCTTGTAGAGCCTCACAATTCTCTTGGTGTGGTAGAACTGTGAGACTCGGCTCAAGGTCAGGGAGCCCATGACTGAAATGCCGTCCTCGATGTTCTCAGCGGTCGGGCCGAGCCGCGTCTCATCCTCCTCCTGGAGATATGCTACCTGCACTCCAGATCGCACGCCACTAGGAAGCTGAGTGCCGCGGCTCACCTCGCCCTGGCCCGATATGTCAAGGATCTGCGTGCGCAGCCCGTCCAGCAACTGCTCGACCTGGCTGGGCATCGGCACCCCTGGAATCGGTTCCGGGGGAGGCACGTTAGGGACGTAACGGTACTTAATGATGCCACCGGGGATCGAGACGATATCCTTCGGCAGATCGTGCTGGAGAGCGACGCGCCACATCGGGTTCGCCATGTAGTCCTTGTTCTCGATGAGCTGCGAGATAGTCTTATCCATCTCGAGGTTGACGTGGCGAATGTGAGTCATGATGGACTCGGGCCAGATCGCCGTGGCGTTGGGAATGTGTTCGAAGAAGGCAAACGGGATCCGACAGTCGATGAAGGGGAAGGTCTTGCTTTCCTCCAGCTTAATGTTCTTGTTACACCACCGGATCATCTTGCCCTGCTCCAGATAGCGCCCGTTGTAGACGCCCGGCAGCAGCCACCAGGTGTAGATAGCGACGGCGTTCTCGACCTGCGGAGGCGAGGTGAGGGCGCCAGTCAGGCCCGCGCGGAACATGACTGTGGAGTTGACCGTCGAGGTGGAGAGGCCCTCCTCGGGGGTAATGTCCTTCGCCTTGGCGCCCCAGTTAGCCTTCGCCACGTCTACGTCCACCACGTCGATGGTGATGAGCTCCTTGAGGTCAGCCCACTCATCACAGTTCTCATCGGGGAGGAGCTGGAACGGTGAATAAGTCTTGTATTCAATCTCACCCAGTGGCTCCTCCTGCACCACATCGTCCTGTTCCAGCTCCCCATCCTTAATCATCTCCTTGAGCTCCTTGATGCGCTCAGGAGACCAAGTCGGCTCGTTCGTCGCCGGGTCCACGTAGTACTGGTAACTGCCGGACATGGCGTTGGCGGGATCGAAGCCTACGAACTGGGCACCGAGGCCCGTGACGATCATCCACCAGTACGCTTGCTTCCTTTTCCGCCGGAGTCGGAACTTCCACTCAAACCCCTCCAGAATTTGCGCGCCCACTTTTGCAGCCGCGATATCATCCGTATCCTCCGAGTTAGCGACCACGTCCATGATTGGCTTGGCCTTGTTAAGCTTCGCCAGCTCCGTCCGTGCGACCGTCAGCGCATGATTCAGCACCAGCTGGACCTTGTGCTCGGGCTTCTCAGGCGTGATGAAATCGCCTCTGGTGGGATCCCACCGAGTGTAGTGGTCACCCGCCACGAGGGCGATATTGTTCCACCACTGTGTGTCCCACGGCCTGCGAAGATTCAGCCGCCGCTCAACCGCCTCGTTGAGAGCGGCGATGAGATCCGTGTCGTTACGGCACTCACCAATTCTCATTCCTCACCCTCCTCCTGACCAACCTCGACAGCTCCGCCCATGACACCACGCCGCGGAACGAACACACCAGGCACATTCCACGGTCTGTCGCTCTCTTCCGGATACTCCACAGAGCCGTGTACCGTAGAGGCAGTGTCGTAGACCTTGAAGTCCTCGAAGTTCTTCGCCATGAGGCGATCAAGTACTGAGGAGAGCTGATTGACCGACCTGTCGTGCACTCGATCGGCGTGATCAGCTACACTTCGAAGCGATCGAGAGAAGGTTACAGTGACCGCAACGAGTGCACCGATGAGTACGATCACCATGAAACCGAGAATGCCCAAGGCCGTTACAGTCACGAGCGTGCACTCTGCTTTCTGGCGGACTTGATGGCCTTCGTGCCGGTCTGCGCAACGCGGAACCGGCGTCTCAGTGAGTCTCGCTCAGCTTCGACTTGATGGATCGTCTCAAGGTGCTGGCGAACCATCGCCTCCTGCTCCTCGTATGCCGAGAGTGGAACATGCCCACAGGCCTCAGCGATCTTGCCACAACAGTACTTGCAGATGTAGGCGGGGTCACCCCAGTTGACGTCTCTCTCGAGATCCATCACCCAGAAGTCGTCGAGAGTGTCAGGGTCATCTGGAGTATTACCCCGCCCACAGGTTAGACAGTTTGGCGGGCCCAGTATCGGGTCCATCAAGGCGATTTTGTGCATCAGGGGATCCTCCCGATTGAGATGCCGATGAAGGTCGAGGACGCGGGATCGGTGGGCATCTTCACGGGGTCATGGTGAGCGTGTCCACTTGCTGAGATACGAATCTTCCCCTCGCCGACGGCGCCCGACTTGACGAGGAGCTTCATCACCTTGTGAGCAGCCCTGACCTGCGCTGCCTGCTGCTCGTCCAGCTCTTCCACCCGCGGCGACGAGAGGGGACCGTTCTCCTCCCGCAGAAACTCCGCGGTGTCGAGCTCACGGGATACGATTTCCCACGACATACTGGCCTCCTTGCTAAGACGGCTCCGCCACACGGACGAAGCATGTACCCTGACCTGACTTGCTGCGCTCACGCCTCATTACTTCACCTCCGTTACTGTTGGAAGAGTAGGAGGTATTGCCCTCGATGGCGTGAAACACTCCGTTGCCGACCCACTTCTCGAAGATTCCAATGTGGTCGTAGACGGTATCGTAAGACCAATCATAGACCACAACGTCGCCGGGGATGGGGTCATCGGTGGTGCGTAGGCCGTACCGGCCAGCTCGCGCATCACTGACCACATATGGACAGTACGAATAGCGGGACCCCCTGACGAAACTGGGAGAGTCGGTGCCCATGTCTGCCGAGGCAAGCTCGAAGCACCAGGTCACGAACATGGCACACCACGGCTGGTAGTCAACCCCGTACCACTCTCCGTACTTATTGTGGTTGGAGTTCGGCGGGCTCTCAGTAGTGCCGAGCTGTGTAATAGCTCTCTGGAGCGCCGCCTGGCGGACTGTGCCTGACGGAGCAGGACTTGGCTCGCTTCCCTTAAACAGGCCCCAGGCCTGGTTGATGAGGTTCTGGGCGGTGGCGTCCATAGCATACTCACCGGCGTGGGGCAGGCCCACAGGGATCTTGATGCTTCGGAGAGTGTTGAACGTCGCTTCGCCGATCCATCCAGTGTCCTCAATGTGCTGCTGTCGCTGGACACCGGCAATGCCCGAGTCGCCAACGTTGCCTCCCGGCTTGCCATGGGCGAAAGAGTTGGAGAAGGTGTCGTCGAACGTATCCCACGGCCACCTCCCAGCACGCGAGACAGTCCGCTTATAGGCGACGACGTCTGGGCCATCCTGGGACGGTGCGCGGTCCGGCGCGTCTGGCGGGTACAGCGGGCGTGGGAACCCTTTGACGGGGACCATAGGCCCGCCAGGATAGCCTTCTTGATACCACTGAGTCATTTCGGAAGATGGGTGTAGGTGGGAAGAATGTCGTGTCCTCCTCCTCTGCTCACGAGTTCGGCCTCCGTCCAGCACTCGTCCATCAGGTCTGACAGCAGGCGCTGCTCAGGGCTCAAGCGCGGTGCGTCGCCCTCGGGGGCTGGGAGGGGGTCGATGTAGAGCAGGATGTGGCCCAGGTTGTCGATGTTGTGGTCGTCCTTCTTGCGGGGTTTTTCCGGGGAGTCCTCCTCGGTGTAGTTAACGCGCTGTGGGCGCCAACGGTACTGCGGTATGTACGTCAGCAGCTTCTCACAGTCGGCGAAGACATACAGCCGAGGGGCCGGGGAGGTGCCGGTGAACGGGTTGAGATGGTTTGCTGCGGGGCGCAGGTACTCAGTGATCTTGGAGATCCGTGCGCTTGGATCTTTATCGGCCAGCTCGGGGTACACGCCGTGCTCCCAGTAGAGCTGCATGACGCTTTTGCCGTCAGTCTGGGACCGTTGCTGCGCTTCCGGCCCAATCAGGTAGAACGAGACGTGCTCGTTGGGGCCCCCCCAGTCGGGTGCGGCTTCGGCTTCGTGGATGTACTGGGCCCACCACTCAACGGGCTGGCCTGAGCGTAGACACTCGCGGTAGTAATAGACGTTGCGGTCCGGGTCGCGGGCGCACCAAGTAACAGCGCCTTCGTGGCGGATCCCAGGGTCGATGCAAGCGTACCGTGGCCACTCCTTGGGGATATGGAACGGTTGTACGACATGGATCTCGGGGTCCCAGTCGGTGAAGATCTGCCCGGTGAACACCTCGTGGGAGCCGTGTACGAAGCGTTGGAGCCATGCCTCCGGGAGTCCTGCGAACTGGTCGAAGTAGTCCTCCGGCAGGTTCGGGTTGTCGAACGTGGTGGCCTCGACGCACTTATAGTTCTTGCGGAAGGCCGGGTCACGGTCCGGGTCGATGAATCTCCTCCACAGGTAGTTATGTCCGTTCGGGTTGAACGTGAGGATCCCCTCGCGTGGAGCGTGGAGCTGGCGCAGACGTCCGTGGAACTTAAGGAAGATGTCTTCCTCCACCTCCTCGGCCTGGTCGATCCAGAAGAAGCCGAGGTTATAGTTCTCCAGCTTGCTCGGGTCGTCCAGCGGGAGCCCCCAGATCTTACTGGTGAGCTGGGGGTCGGGGGTCTGCAGCTCCATGTAGAGGTCGGCCTTGTTCAGGGAGCGGATCAGCTGGCGAGGGACGCCTTGCCAACCTGTGGGCTGGCCCGGGTCACCGTGGAGAAACATCTCCCAGGTGGTGGCTTTGAGCTCCGGGCGGGTCTTACGGGCGATGATGCAGTTGGTGCCCGGGTACTCCATGAGGGTCGTGAAGGTCTCAACGCAGCCCCAGCTGGTCTTGCCGTTGCCCCACCCACCACAGAAGCCGCGGTACTTCGCGGTCAGGCCGTGCGCCTCTCGCTGCTTCGGGAGCGGGGCGTACGGAATGTCGAGGGTGAGGACGGAACCGGCCATCTCAGTGGAAGTGGTTTGGGCTAGCCGGCCTCGATGGAGACGGCTGTGGCGGCTGGGAGGCTGATCCAGTTCCCCTTGCCGTCGGCGATTGCGATACCGTTGGTGTCGGTCTGGACGTACTTGGCCCCCGCAGGGATGATTCCGGTGGGCTTGGTGTCGCCTGCAAGCCCGAGGTACAAGAACGTGGAGATCTTCGTTACTGCCATCGTACTCCTTTCCGGAATAGGGTGGACTCTAAAATAGAGCTATAGTGTCCAGGTCCGAGGCGGTTTTGGATCCGAAATCCAATTCCCCCATCGCGTCCCCTAGGGGGGGGTGGTTCGTTGTACGGTGCAACGATCGAACGTTCGAACGATTGCGTTCGTCAACGATTGCAGCGTACGATCGTGGTGATGATGAACGAACGAATCGAACGTACGTTTGTGGTACGTATGACCAACGAAGATAGGCCGAACGGACTATTGCGATCGTTCGTTCGTTTGCTACCATACGTATATGAGCGAAACGAAGAACGTCACGCCGAAGGAGCTGGCGAACGCTTTGCAGATCGACCCGAAGCGTTTGCGGGCGTTCCTTCGCGCGAACTTCACGCGCTCGAACGACGCGAAGAACACTTCGTGGAGCATCGGCCCGGAAGCACAGGCCGCCGCTCGCGAACACTTCGCGAAGTCCGAGACGAAGTAGGTTCGCGCCGAACGCGGGGGGGATTCGTCCCCCTCGCGTTCCCCTACAATCGAACGAACGAACGCGGAAAGGAGCAGGATGCTCGGAGCGATCCTCCTGTGGGCTGCAATCTGGCTCGCGATCAGCTACGGCGCGTACTACCTCGGGCACTAGCCCGGGGTAGCGCGGCCGGGCCATATAGCCAACGGCCCTGCGGTCTGTTAGAAGGCCTGCGGCGCGGCCCACCAGTCCGTTAGATGGCTTGGGGGGGTTTGGTGCCGGCCATATAGCTGGGGAGAAAAAGGCTGCCACGTGGTTGACATGTGGTGCCGTGGTTGATATACTACAGGTATGAACGTTGAAAAGGAAGGAGGTGAGGAAATGGCCGACGTGAAAATGACCACGCCCAAGGAGCTCGCCGCAGAGCTCCAGGTCGATCCCAAGCGCCTGCGCGCTTTCCTGCGGGCCAACTTCACGCGCCCCGCCGATGCCAAGAATACCTCTTGGTCGATCGGTCCGGACGCCGTGACCGCGGCTCGTGAGCACTTCGCCAAGAGCGAGACGGCCTAGTGCCTTGAGAGGGGCGGGGAAACCCGCCTCTCTCCCCCTCCCCGGCGCGGCCATATAGCTGTGCTTCGCCAAGGCCCCTGAGTCTGTTAGATGGCCCCCGGCCATATAGCTAGTCCTCTTCCACCACTTCGGCGTCCACCACACTGCCATCCTCTATCTCAGGCCTGTTCTGTGGCCGTGGCATGTTGCCGCCGAACTGGATCTGTACCACAGCTGGCTGAACCTCTTGCCCGCGAGGATTGTGGCGCCCAGTGACCTCCAGCATTAGCCTGGCCGCATCCACTCGCCTGCGGGCGCGCCTGGCCATACCATTGAGGATCTGTGGTACTTGTGCATCTACCCGGGCTATGGTGGACTCGTAGACGGCATCACGGAACCAGGCTGTCTCCTCCCAGGCTCTGACGCGCTTGTAGGCCATGCGCCTTGCTAGTGGCTCGTCCTCAGCCCAGATTTCGGGATATAGGTACGGTGCCAGAGCTTTTGCCACGGTTTTTCTCGGGTTTCCGGCAGAATAGAGCCGGATAGCCGCCAGTTGTGTAGGTGAGCGCTCGGAATTACTCTGATTCTGGAGGTTTTTGGCCGAACCAGCCATGGTTCTATTGTAAATGCTCGTGGAGGCGCCATCGACTTGTGGCATATGGGTAGGCCAACGACTAGTGGCATCGGAATATTTATTCTCCACTGGTCAGTCATATGGCACGAGCCGACTCCCTGGATGATACAATGTAGGCATGAACAACGAAAGGGCGGAACTATGAACGTGGAACTGACGATGCTTCAGGCTCTCAACCTGGAGATGCTCGTCGAGGCAAGGATCAAGGAAATCGACGAGGCTGCGGAGAAATTCCCCAACCTCCCGATGAAGGATCCTCACACCTACGCCTCCTACGTCGAGACCCTCGAGAAACTCCAGAGGGCTCGCGACGCCTACGTCCAGAACGCTGGGGTAGGACTGTAATGCCCAAGCCTGTCGAGTATGAGGTCCATTACGTGCCTCATGCTCACACCGGGCAGCCGGTAGCTGTTAGAGTGCCGAAGCTGCGCCCAGGCTACACCTACATGCCGCATGCCCATACCGGGCAGCCTGTCGCCGTGAAGGTGAAGCCATGAAGAAAGGATCCAAGCGATGCCAATGGCGTCGTCTCGGTGGCTATGACGACTGTGCCCGTGAAGGTTCCGCGGGCGCAGTCCTCTGGTCAGACACCAAGGGCGGTGCCCTTCTCTGCTCCGAACACCTCGAGAAGGCCACACGCACCCTCATCACCAACCGCATGTCCACCACAGATGCTGTGCTGTGGGCTGCGAGAAAGGGGCTTTGATGCCTCACGTCCCGTACCACCAACTCGACCTCGAGAGGGTCTCACCACAGCTGTCTGGTGAACTCTCTGAGATGGTCTGTGGGACATTTTTCCTGTCTGACAGTCTGTCTCACCAATCTCGCGTGTTCCGTATCCACGCGCTGATCAAGCTCTACCAATTCGTGCTCGACCAGGGAGAACTCGAGCACACATCCGATTGGGACTGGCGAATCACCGTCATGCACGGTGCTCCCAGTGCTATGGGCACGTACTCCGGCTATCACATGGGATCCGATGACAAGGACTACTCCGATGCCGTAATGTGTGACACCATCGAGCTCGACTACGAGACCGAGCCGGAGGACTACACCTCACACTTCTCCCGCTGGGAGTTCCTCACCATCGAGGAGTTCCATGGCGATCAAAACGAGGCCACGACTGTCCGTGTGCCCATCGACCACATCCGCACCATTTCCATCGGCTATGACACCTGAGCCGACACCCACATGGTTCGACGGTGCCGCCTTCGACATCTTCATAGCCGAAGGCGGCGTCGACGACTTCGAGGACCTGACCGACGATGAGCTCCGTAAGATCATCGCCGACGTCCTACCCAACTACATTCCCTATATCCTTGAGAGTGCTAAGGCCCTCAAGAACTGGGGGAGGATGTAACCGAAGTGCTTGCGGAGAAAACATTTTCCGCCACGGTGCACACAGCTGCCCGATGTGATATACTACGTAAGATGAATCACACTTCCGCACACCTCACATGGGCGCCTCGCATAGGGAGAGGTCGGGGCGCCCTTGTGGGGTGTATGGGAGAGGAAAGGAGGTGACACATATGGCCGAGAACAAGACTCAGGAGAAGGCCGCCGAGGCGAAGCCGGTGATCAAGCCGGAGGACCTGGCGACCGAGCTGGGCGTTTCCGGGAAGCGCATCCGCGCGTTTCTCCGCACGGAGTTCCCGCGCAAGACCGACGAGAAGAATACCTCGTGGGCGCTGACCGAGAAGCAGGCTCAGGCTGTGCGCGAGCGCTTCACGCCGAGCGAGGACGAGGACTCCGACGAGTCCTAAGGTCGAGGGCATCGGTTAATCCCGGTGCCCTTCCCTTAGTACATCGAGAGGAGGTGAACACATGGTCTACACCAACACACCCGCGCAAGAGAAGACCATCGAGGACCTGACCTCACGGTTAGATAATCTCGAGACCACGCACGACTTCGACGGCTCCCTGTTGTTTTCCGGGGAGAGCGTTGATGGGCCGGCTGTCGGACACATCGAGCCCGACGGCAACATCTACTGGATCGTAGGAGGAGAAAATGCCTGACCCGTCCCGTGAGGAGAAGGCGCTCGACGCCCTGCACGAGCACCTCGGATTCCGCCCCGTGATCTACAAGGAGCGGTACAAGGACATCGTCGCCAACAAGATCGTCTGGAATGGCGACCGCACGTCCGTCGAGATCTACGGACAGAACCTCGACGGTGAGAACGTCTGGATCTGGATTCATCTCGCCTACAACTGCGAGGAAGTCACGATCACGGAGGACGATCCCCGTGGCGACGGTTAGCAAGGAGATCGCCGACGAGATCATCGCCCACGAGGGACGATACCCAGGCGACCCGCTGGTCATCAAGATCGTGCGGTACGAGAACCAGTTCAACGGTGAATACGGCTACGGCCTCGTGTACGAAGGCGAAGACCCCCACAGGTATCACACCAGTCCGGCCTGCATCAACCCGCAGACCATCTGGGAGTGGGCGAAGGACACAGCATGAGCTGGAAAACTGTGCCCATCTGTGAGAAGTGCTGGCGTGAGGAAGAGCCCGACCGTCAGCCCGTACAAGTCATCGGCGCCGACGAGGAAGTGTGCTACAAGTGCGGCGAGAAGACGACGGCCGGCATCTACGTGAGAAGGTTCGGGGTAGGGGGCGAGTCATGAGCCCACAATGTGCCGTATGTTGGGACCGGGGGTGTGAGTTCTGTCCCCGAGTCGGCGCGGAGCCTGCGTTCAAGCCGTTCGACCAGGCGGAGTACGCACCCCGTCCCGACCTCATTAGGGCTGAGCACGAGGAGCAACGGCGCAGGTTCGAGGAGCGACGGCAAAAGACCAACTTCTGGCGCTTCTGGATCGAGGCATTCCTCCTCTTCATGTTCCTCATCGGGCTGCCTCTGGCTGCGTGGGGTATCCACGAGCTCATTCACCTTTAGGCCACAGAGACTGTTAGATGGTCTGCCGAGTAGGTTTGACCCGGGTTGCGGGATCATGTATAATGTGGTATGAAACGTCAACATGGAAGACAATCGGGGAGAGCGATTGCGGCAAAACTGCTCCGCGAAACGCGCTGTACCCGATGCAAGTGCCCTTCCCCGTTGACGACTCAGAGCATCACCAACCCACGCACAGGACGCCTCATGGTCGTGTGTGGAGACTGCAAGAAGAGGAGGTGATAGAATGGCAGTGATCGACCCATGCCGCAAGTGCAGCAAGCCCGTGTACCATGACGGGTCCTCGACCGACGTGCTCTGTGACGAGCACCGCGCTGAGGCAGAGAAGCTTGAGGCGCAGTACCTCGAGAAGCTACACCGCATGAGAAAGCTCCTTAAGCATGCGCAGCGGACTGATTGCACCGACCCAGACTGTGAGGTTCACAATCCGTGGGTGCAGGAGGACGACGCCGAGCGAACCTTCGCCTTGTGCTTCTACGTGGCCGGCGCTATTGGCTACGCGAAGCACCTCGACGGTTTCCTCGAGGAGTGGCAGCAGAACATCGCCGACGAGATGAGGGCACCATCGCATCCCTAACGCTGACCCAGAACGCAGACCGCACGATCACCGTCAGGTATGGACGGTATCAGGAGCACATCTCTATGGAGGGCAAGAGCCCAGTGCAGATCCTCGACGCAGTACGCTGGGCTGCAATCACCGCCGGGGCAAACTTCGAGGAAGATCGCGTCTGGGCCCTCATCGAGGAGATGTGGCGAAAAAGCCAATAGAAGGGAGAGGGTGTGAGGAAGAAAAAGCAGCAGGAGATGGTTGTCGTCGAGGAGGTCAAGCCGATGATTACCACTCCCACAGATGCAACAGTGCTTCGCATGTCGGCACTGGCTGACAAGATCAAGTACCTCGATGGTCAGCTCTACGAACTGTTCGAGGAGTGGCGCACGATACAGTCCGACTGTGTCAGGGTGGGACTGCAGGTCGACATCCTACGCTCGCATGCCTTGGAGGCAGCGTACCTCGCGTGGATCTCACACCGCGAGCCGGATCGCGCGCCTACCACAGCTGACGAGTGGCCGACCATGAAGCCGCTCGAGATCTCTCAAGAGTCGGCTGAGTTCGCCCGGAACGGTGGTGAATAGCCCCGAGTTTCGGGTGATACGGTACGCAGACGCATCGCCCAGCAGCATGGGAGCCCGAAGGCAGCGGATTCGCCCAGCGCGCCGGAGGGCCCTCTCCGTAACCGCTTCGAACAAGGAGGGCATACTGTGGCTCAGAGCAAGCCGAAGCAGGTAAAACCCAAGAAGCCTGAGAAGGTCAAGCTTGGTGAGTTCGACAAGCCAGTGGAGGTGGGCCTTTTCTCACTCGCAGAAGTCACCTTCGCCCTCCACGATGAGCGGATCGAGTACACGGTTCATTACCCCACAGAGAATTCCGCAGTTGTGGAGATGAGAAAAGGCCTCAACGCCCAACAGCTCGCACGGATGTCGGAGTTCGGCGCAGTTCTCGCCCAGGACATGGTCGTCCGAATCATTTGCCAGAACGACCATCCCGACGACTGACGGGGCAGTTGACACGGCGACCCTGGGTTGATATGATAGTCATATGAGTCTAGCGCACGCTCATAGCCAACCATCCCAAGTGCGCGGATAAGGAGGCCAGGTGGCCCGTGCAAGAAGCAAGGCGAAGACCTCGAAGAAGGCTGAGGTCGTAGAGGACGAACTCGAGGAGCTCGAAGACCTCGAGGATCTCGAGGACGAGCCGGTCGATGAGGCCGACGAGGACGAGGACGAGGACGAAGCAGAAGACGAGGACGAAGACGAGGAGGACACTCCCAAGGCGAAGAAGAAGTCCTCGCGCAAGCCGAAGAAGCGTGACGACGGCATGATCGGGTCCGCAGAGCTCGCCGAAGCTCTGGGCACGTCGGGCCGGGAGCTGCGCGTCATGCTCCGTCAGCACAAGGTCGAGAAGAACGAGAACAACCGCTACGAGTGGGACTCCGTCGAGGACGCGGTGTCGGAGATGGGCTTCAAGTCCATCGCCGCCGCGAAGAAGGGACTGGCGGAGTCGCGCGCCCAGCGGCTCGACGAGCTGAAGGAGCGCGTCGGCAAGAACAAGAAGAAGAAGGCTTCGTCCAAGGCAGGCACCAAGAAGTCCAAGAAGGTCGTCGAAGAAGACGAGGAAGACTTCGAGGACGAGGACGACGAGTAGTCCCTCGGCGGGGACCACTTCCGCAATGCGGGAGTGCGGGGCGGGCCCTTCTGCGGTGGGGCCTGCCCCTTCTTTTTGGCCCACTCTCAAAGGAGAACCATGAGATGGCGCGCAAGGCAGAGTTCGTCCTCCGGTTCACGGTCAGAATCCCCGACGGCGCAAGGTATGAGCAGCTCAAGCAGTGGGAGAGGGTCTTATACCACGTCGTCCGACGGAAACTCACCGGACAAATCTCCATCGAGCACTCCGCCAGCCACCTCCGGACCTGGTCGGACGACTCCTAGGCGTAACGGCATCGCCCTCATGGCCGTCATCTACCTGCTGGTCGCCGCACTCTGTATCGGCTTTTGGGGCGGTATCGGCGTGTTGATATGGTACCTCTCGTGACGCGCCCAGAGACGCCTGAAGACGACGGGAACCCGCTGTCAAGGTACATGACCAAACACGGTCGTGCCTACAGTTTCACCTGCCAGAACGACAAGGTCGAGAAGGTCAGGGTCGACTACCACAGAGGATATGTAGCGATTACCTTCTACGGCGGCGGGTATTATGGGAACAGGCATTATGTATCCTTCTACATCACCCGCAACGCGTGGCTCAAGATCCTTCGTCACAGTCTTCGAGTTGTGCGATGGCAGGATCAGCAATGGTCAGTGCCAGCTGCGATCCGTCGGGTGGCAGCACTCGAGAAAGGCTGGCTGGACGACCTGAGGCGTGCGAAGAGAGCGAGAGGGCAGCGACGACGTACTCGCCCTCGTCGGCAAGCACAGTCCTGATGTAGTTGGCCACCACCAACCAGTCGTGGTGGGCGCCCCAGTTGTCGTGTTCGGCAGCATTGTCGGCTAGCGCTTCAAACATCTCGAGGTCACGAGTCAGGCGTTGCTGCAGTTCCATACCACAGTCCTTTCGTTTAGTAGCCGGTCAGACGGCTGGCACGGTCTTCGCGCTCGCGTTGGGCTGCGAGACCGCGCAGAACGCGCTCATCCATCTGCTTTTGCTTTCGGCGTGCCTGATCCACTAGCAGTTTCAGCAACTGCCTTTCATCTGGTGTCAGGCCGCCGTTTCGGAGTTTCTCGATCAGGAGTTTGGTCTTCAGTCGGGTGGGGTCCGTGTTGGCGCATTCCGTACACCAATCTGGGTGGATGCGTTGTCGGTGGAGTGTTTCCCTTTGCCTCTGCCGGATGGATGACATGCCCTCCGTTCCTCGTCGTTACACCTTGCTATTTACCATATATACCCTTTGGGTATTATATGGTATAAAAAGCAGGTGGGGAATAAATTGTGCAATGGATGGACTAGCTGGTGTCGAAGGGTAGATCGTCTTAAATGCAAAAGGAGGCATTTGCTACGCGGCTTTGCGTCGGCGTTCTTTTGCAGCTTTCCGACGTCTATTAGTCTCTTGCAGACCGGAGATGTTGTGGGGTTTCCAAACGCCCATCTCGACCAATTCATTTGGAGTATACCACCGTAACTCCTGTACGCGGTGTGGAAAACCCATCCGTGACAGGATCTTATCCATGACGTGGATTGAGACTGTGGGGTACTGCTCACCGCGGACTCTTCGGAAATGTCGGGTGGAGATGCGCGCCTCACGGGCAATATCCTTCCACTGCCCGCCTGCCTGTAGGCGTAGTTCATCGAGCAGCTTGTAGAAGGCCTCGTCTTTGAGGGCATAACGCTGCCCCTCGCGCTTCAGGAGCTGGTTGTACGGTACCTCCTTCATAGCGGGAACACCTTGTACGAGATGCCACGACCGCGCTTCAGCTCCTCCAATCGGAACTTGCCCGAGCCGACAACGTACTTCCGTGCTGTTCTCACATCGGAAGACATGGCACGAGCAAGGTCAGTGATGAGAATGCCGGGTCTTTCCGACACAATCTCAGCCAACTCCTGCACCGTGGTGTTGCGGTTGAGGGCATCATGTTCCACGATCATCCTCGAGGCGCCGGGCTTGCTCATATACATGCGGAGGTCAATCGCATCCTGTGGTGGGGCCGAACGCCACTCACGCTCGATGCCGATCCGCCGGTTGACGGGCCGGCCGTGATGGACGTCATCATGCCAACCCTTACCAGCCATCGCCTGACAGTACAGAGCCGACTCCACCCAGTTGTACCAGGTGCCCGAGCCTAATAGCCGGTGCCCTGCCCTCACACCTTGATTCTCCATTCTCGGCTTCCCGAAGTGGTGGACGAGCATGATGGCGCAGTTGTAGGTATGTCGGACTTGCAGCAACCACTTCTGAAATGGCACCACATTGCCAGCGTGATTGGCGTCTGTGGGACCGAGCATGAGGTACAGCGGGTCGAGTATCAGCAGGACAGCGCCCTCGTCTCTGATTCGGTCCTCAATCGCTCCCCGGTGCTCATCGTCGGACAAGTCGAAGCCGTAGTTGTTGAGCAGCATGAGAGGAAAGTCGTGCGGGAAGTGGCCAGCTTTCATCAGTCCACTGAGTGTCGCTAGCTTCATCAACTTGTCCTGCACGTCCCACGGACTATTCTCTTCCTGGATCATGAGGACTGGGCCGGGTGAGTTGACTTGGAACTCCTCGAGCCCCATGAACGGTCGCCCCGACGCCACTGCTAGCCCCATCGCCATTGCTATGAGCGACTTGCTGCTCTTTGCCTCACCGCCGATGATACCGTGTGAGTGTGCCATCCACAGGTTGTCGACCAGCCAGCGTGGGGCCTCGAGGTTCTGCGACATAAACCGCGAGTACTTTGTGAACGGCAGTTCGAGTTCTTTCTCTTCCTCCTCTTCGATGCCCTCGAGGTCCTCGATCTTCACTACGCCACGCTCATCGAGGATCGTCGTGGCTGCTTCGTCCTTGTGCTTGCCGCCGTTCGACGCGATCTTCTCCCGATCCTCCAGCACCTTCGCTACAGCCCTCGCGATATCCTTCTTCAGGAGATGAGGGTGCCTCGGCCACTTATTCCAGGCACAGCTCTCTACGAGGTCGAAGATCTGATCCTCCTCGAAGCCAGCTTCAGCCAGCGAGCAGTTCAGCCGCCAGAGCGTGTTGCTCCTCTCACCGTCAACTACCCGGTCCCTAGGCGTATTCAGCAGCGCCCGTGCGCGAGCTGGTATTTTGTCCCGCTTGTCGATGCGGAACCGTTCTTGTGCCTGCGCACTACCCGGCTTCGTGACTTTCAGCTGGTCCTTCAACTCACGCCAGTCGTACTCAGGCCCATCGTCGTAGACCAACAGTACTTCAGGAGCGCCGGGGTGTTTCCAGTTGTGCGTTCCAACGGGACGCAAGACCTGCGTAAGGTCCCAACCGCCGCGATCAGCGCCGATAGCGTAGGTGAGGGCTTTGTTGAGCCTTGCCAGGGGCTCGGGCTTCAGCTTCGCGTTCAGTTTCCACAAAGCCTGGAACCGCCAGGGAGACGATTCCCAGCAGACTGTGGGGGTGAGCCCGAGTACGGCACAGTCGTCGGGCCCGACGCGATCAAGATCCGCCCACAGCCAGTGCGAGGACATGGTGGCGTCGATGTTGCGGCCCTCCTCGCTAAACTGTGCCACCGAGAAGTACAGATCCTCTTCGTCCATCAGATCCTCTACCCGGCGCCTGATCGAGGGTTTGTCCTCGGGCCACGACGCCGTCCAGGGGATCCAGTGCCCTCGTACCTTCGAGGGTAAGTCCACCCAACCTAACCGATCACCCCACACAAGGGTGAGAAAGTCCAAAATCCCTGCCAAAATGACCTCCTTCCAGGGATTTTCGCCGTTAGGGATATTATACAATACCACGGCAAGGCTGTCAACATATCCACCGCGTTGGGATAGGATGGTCAGTTTGACTTTGAGACGCGGATATGTTAAGATATGGGGTCGATGCGACACAACCAGCGCCGACCGGCAGAGAGGGGGTGCAGCATGAGTGGAAGATATAGAGATCACGAGGTACCGCGCTCTGGTCATTACGATGGCAGAGCTGATGGTGCATGTTGGCTTGATGGATTCGGTTAGCCGGCATTGGCCGGAGGTCGTTCAGGAGAACTGGGCGGAGCGACTCGACACGCTCATTCTCAAGCTCCAACGTGAAACTGAGGAGATCCAAGGATTTGCCGAAGCGTTCGACGATCCCGAGTAAGCTGCTCGAGATACAGAAGATCCGTGACAGCGTACCCCTCCCCCGAACTCTGGGAGAGATGTACACCGCCGAGGGCAAGCTCCGTTCTGAGTACCTAGAGCATAGGCCAGCGGAGCGGGCCGTACAGCGCTACCATATGAGGACAGGTGAAGCCGTGAGTTCGAACGGTAGACTGCCTGTCGGCCTTGAACAAGCACTACGCAGTCCACTGGTGTGGGTGCAGATCGTTAACCGCTACCCGTGGAAGGTGATGTGGGTACGTACGGTCGACGGCAAGCGAAAGAGAGGAGAACAGTTGTGCGCTTCGTTGGGTGGGGCTATTCTGGTCCAACAGCAGGTTGCGCGAAAAGTCCCTAACGCCACGGTCGTGAGCCGTACGCGCGGGTACGATATACCGCCAAGCCTAAGGGGAAAATTGCCGCCTCGTTGGTACTGGTGTCCTCGGTGCATGAAGCCGAGGCGCTACGTCCGAGACCCCGACGACGCTACCTTCTATACCATCAAGAAGGTGTGGTCCGCCGAAAAGCAGAAGTATATCTGGAAGGAGCGCAGGGTCTACGTGCTCCGTTGTCCGATGTGCAACTGCACCAATCGGGACCCCATCTTCCGCCGCAGTAATCAGCCGTGGGAGATCAAACATCTACGAAACGGAGCAGGTCGTGTCTCAAATCGGAAGCCAAGACGGAATCGTAGCCGCCATTAATCGGTGGCGCGACCTCGATCCCGCCGGCACCCTGTTGAAGAAGAAGGACGGTAAGTGGCCAGACATCTCGACCATCTCTGCGAAGCCGTTGGACGAGTGGAAGGCCTACGACAAGCTCCAACGCACTCTGTCCATACTCAAGGCAGACCACGACGCCGGCTACGCACCAAACCCTAAGCCGCCTGAGCCTCCTTCAAACGGCAACGAGTTCCACTATCTGCACGAGGCTCAGGCACGCATCTTCCTCGCCCAATCACCCCTCGACTGTCTCACTGCTCCATCATGGATGGTGCCAGTCGTCACGGCCGATCACGGCTACCGAGACTGGTATACGCCCGACGTGATCCAGCAGCTATACGCCCACTTCGGGATCGTGGAGGCGTGGTGTGATTGCAGGGTACCCTCAGGATACGTGGAGGGTCAGGGTACCGGGTACGACGAAGCCGTCCGTATGACCGAGGAGATGGGCCTATCAGGGCCGCCCTGGGGCCAATGTGAGAATGCCTCGGAGTTCGAGAACGCCTGGAATGGTGGTGCACGGCGTATGATCGGCCAGCTCTCAGGGCTGCTCCCCGATCAGCTCCAAGCGATCGAAGAGGCAGACGTGCTGCTGGCCTTCGAGCTGTACCGGAACAAGATGCCCTGGCAGGTGCCCGATTACGGTGAGTGCGGGGCAGGTATCGGCGGAAACGCCATCGGGTGCTACGCGTCCGAATCGGAAGGCTCCGCGTACTACCCGGTGGCGCAGTACAAAGCGGAGGGCTACTACGTGCCCAAGCGGGACTCTGTGTACGGCGTCGGGCTCAAACCACAGGACTGGCTCGACCTGGCGTGAAGTACCGTTTCCGCACTACCCCGTTCCGTCACCAGCGCAAGGCAACCCTCGAGGTCGTCAAACATGGGAACTTTGCGCTGTTGATGGACCCGAGGACGGGTAAGACTAAGGCGATACTGGACGCTATCGCCATACAGGCCCTGAGGGGGAAGTGTCGTCGGGTCCTCGTGCTCACCACAATAGACGGGTTGAGCGTGTGGGCAGATGAGGCTGAAACGCACTTCCCCTTCCGGCTTCACTACAAAGTCATCGGGGATCCTAATGTTGTCAAGATTGGCAACTCAGGGCCTCTGGTAAAAATTTTTGCCGTAAACTACGACAAATTCCGCTCTAGAGCCAGAAATTCCCGGAAATGGGAATACCCGGTGATTGGGGCCATAGAGCAGTGGGGGCCCGACATTGTAGTCCTCGACGAGTCGCACAAGGTCAAGAGAGCGGGTGGCGTGACAAGTCAGGCAGCCTGGAGATCGGTGCGGCGCATGAGACAGTCGCGCTCGGACGGTCAGCCGTTCGTCGTTGAAGCCACCGGCACCCCGAACCCGAAGGGATGGCAGGATCTGTTCGCCCAGTTCAGGGTGATGGATGACACGGTGTTCGGCACAGCCAAGAGCACGTTCGAGGACAGGTACTGTATCTACGGGGAGGGCAACCGACGCTATACCATCATCGGGTACCGCAATCTCCGGGAGCTGAAGCGCAAGGTCCGCGCCCACTCCTTTGCTATCTCGGAGGCGAAGGCATTCCCCGACGCCCCACCACAGCTGTGGCAGAACCTGCCAGTATCTCTACCCCGCGAGGCGAGGAGGATTTATGAGGACATGGCTGAGGAAATGGTGGCCGATATTGGAGGCCAACTTCTACAGGCAGCCAACATTGGTGCGCGTAGAATCCGCCTGTTGCAGATCACTGGCGGGTTCACCACAGATGGTACGCAGATCCATGACGCGAAGCTTCAGGTCCTGGAGAGTGTTTGCCGAGAGTACCAGGAAGTCGGAGAACCTTTCATCCTGTATGCACGCTTCCTTGCAGAGGTGGAAGGGGCCAGGCGGCGGCTCGAACGGGTTAAGATTCCTCATCATACCATCACAGGTGAGACGAGCCGTGCTGATCGCGCTCGAGCACGAGCAGATCTGTTGGGCGGGTCAGTACAGGCGCTACTGTTTCAAGTGGCGACTGGCAGCGAAGCTATCGACCTTGCCACCGCTCATGAGGTTGTCTTTTACTCTCTACCCGACGGTTGGAAGGATTACTGGCAGGCAACTCGAAGAGTACGGGGCCCTAAGCAAACTAAAGCCACACGATACAGGCATATTGTGGCCCGCGGAACCCTGGATCGATCGGTCCTGAACACGCTGCAGGCTAAAGGGGACATGCACGCCGAGCTGATGCGCAGCCCGAAAACATTCCTGTTCGGGATATGATATAATGGATAAGACACACCGACAAGGGAGGCCGATGCCTAGCAAGCGCCCGACCAAGAAGAAAGGCCCACCGCCTGCACCACCGCTCGATGCTCAGGTCGAGGAGAATGCGATGGACCTGAACGTCAAGGACCAGGACGAGTTCGACAACCTGTGGGTAGTCAAGGCACTGAAGATGGTGCACGGTTCAAAAGAAGAGGAGCACGGCCACCCGCACAATACCTTCACGCTCGTGCGAGCGGGCTGGTCGATCATCTCAGGGACACCACTGACCTTCACCCAGGTCTGCTACATGATGGTGTGGCACAAGATGGCGCGCGAACTGATCACCGGCGGCCACCCTGAGGAGGACAACAACATCGACAGCATCGGCTACTTGGCCGTGCTCAACAGGATCAAGCTGGAGGACATCCGACAAGCCCTCGAGGAGGACAAGAAATGAGACTAGGTGCCCTGCAATCGCAGCACCTGGGGTGGCTGGATCATAACTTCCCCGACCAGCAACCACACCAACCACTGCTAGGCCTCGCGGAGGAGGTCGGCGAGCTGGCCCACTGTCATCTCAAGGCTGAGCAGGGCATCAGGGAGTACGCTGGTGGCTTCGACAACAAGTGGCGGGACGCAGCCATGGATTGTGTCGGGGATCTCGTCATCTTCCTTGTGTCCTACTGCAACTCGGTGGGCATCGACCTCGAGACTTCCGTCGATGAGACCTGGGAGCGAGTGAAGGCACGTGACTGGAAGGAGCATCCGGCAGGTGGTCTGAGTGATTAAGAACCACCGCACGATGTCTGACCTCTGGCGCGA